GCATCTAATCCTTTTATTCCTAACCACCCTAAGAACAATGCCTCAAGTGCTTTCATAAAGCGACCAAAAGGTCCCATTGCTCTTTTCTTTAAAGCCTCAATTGGTTTGACTAAACCATTCTTAAGAGCAGACTCAATAAAGTTCTCTTTTGTACCTTTTTTAAGACTATCTGCGGATTCTCTCTTTTGCTTTATCTCTCTCTTATCTTCTTCTGCATCTTGAGCGTTTCTACCACCAATCAGATCTGCAATTGCAGTTAAATTTCTTTGGATTGCAAAGATATTTTTGTTTAATGAATTATATTGCTTGACAGTCAAGTTCCCTTCAGGAACTCCTGGGTTGTCAACCTTACCCTCGGGAGTTCCCTTCTGTCCTGGTGGAAGTAGCTTTGTAGGGTCAATAACCATTAGATTGTTGTGCCTTTAAATTCTGCTCTTCGATAAATGACTCTAATAAACTAAGGTAGATGTCCCTTTCCCAAGGGATCATATTTTCAATATCACTCAAGGAGTATTTATGATGCTGCATGAGCGCGAAATTGATCTTGTAGAAAGCTACAATATCCTCATGTAACATCGCTAGCTGAAAAAAGATGCTAATCCCTCAAGTACAATCTCATTTTCTACCCCAGTATTGGGGTTTTCAAACTTAACAGTATGAGAAAGCTTAGGCATAGTATTAAAGAAGGATTCAATTTGTTTAAACTGAGAAGAATTCAAACCCTCAATAAATTCAATCCATTCCTTCTTAGGAGTATCCTTTGACTCCCAAGTTTCATCATCTGAGTAAATCATATCAACACATGATGCAATGACATCAAATGATGCATTAAGATCAAGACCAGCACCAAAGTTTTGACTGATAAACTCGCCAAGAGATGGATACTTCATCCTCAAAGTTAAAGTATCATCTAATTTGATATCTGGATTGTGTTCGGGATAATCAATAACCTGAATTTCATCGATGTAGACTGTTAGAGGAACTTTAGTCTCCCCATCATCCTGACAGGTAACAATAACATCAATAGATTCTCCAACTGACTTGCCACGAACATTTAAAAATAGATATTCGATGTCAAAAGTAGAGAGTTCATTTACTTTCACACCACGAGTGATAATACATGCGGTGAGAACATCTTTGATAGCTCTCGCAATCTGTTCAATATCATCACTTTCCATAGCCAAAACAAGAACTTTTTCTTCTTTGACTAGAAATGGGCGATACTTAATTTTTTTCTTTGTGGACGGAATAACCAACTCAAATGTCGGAGTTGCAATCTTTGGTAAAGGCATAATAATTGTTCAGTAATTTTATTTATTAGGGTCTAAAAGGTCTTACCTCAATAGTTTGAACCAGAGGAGAGTTATTTTGATCAGTTTTTGCAGGTTGTCCACTATCTCCAGAAGGACTACTAGTGTATTCTCCTCCCCGTCGTATTCTTATATTCTCTCTTATCATCCACAGACCATTCAGTTGCAACTTTTCTTTGGTCAGAACTTGTGTCTAGGCTTCCAATACTTCCAAGAACATACCTATCATAACTGAAAGTCACAGTAATTTCTAGAACTCGATTAGTTCCATAATCTACCGCAGATGGAACAATATTAACTGGGAATGCATTGATAAAGGTATAGTCTATCTTCTGGAAGTGGTCTTTGTCAAACTTACTTACACCCATTTGACTACACTTATAGTTGTCGGGAAACAACATTCTATTATAATAAGCTTTCTTATCCTGACTTACTTCTCCACCACTTGCAATAAATTCTTGCCATAGTTGGAAGAACTTTAATACAAGATAGTTCTTATCAACAATAAAGGTGAATGAACTATCGGTAAAGACTCTTGTGTGGGCATACTTTTGGACAATACCCATGTAATTGCCTTTTATTTGCGCGGTAGCAAAAGCAGCACCAGGAAGTTCTGCTCCCTTACACAACAAATTTAATTCCCTAGTAAGAAAATATCGAGAAAGTAAAGGTTCCTTCGCTTGAACATAATTTAATAAACCGGTTGGGAAAGCCAGAAGTTGAAACTCAAAATGATTCGTTGTAGCTACATTCGTAAACAACGATTTTATTTCTGTTGTAGTTCTCTTCCTGGGGTAATTTCGTCGTGGCACACTAAATACCTTAGGTTAAATGTTTTATAATGGCGTATAGAGGTAGATTTCAACCTAGCAATATTGAAAAATATCGAGGAGACCATCGTAACATTATTTATCGCAGTTTATGGGAACGAAAGTTCATGGTTTACTGTGATAGAAATGAAAACATCCTTGAATGGGGTAGTGAAGAAATCGTTATACCATACAGATCCCCATTAGATGGTAGAATCCACAGATACTTTCCTGACTTCTATATTAAAGTTCGTGAGAGCAATGGAAGTATTAAAAGATATATTATAGAAGTAAAACCAAAGAAGCAGTGTATTGAGCCAAAGGTACAAAAGCAACGAACTAAAACATACATCCGTGAAGTTGCTGAGTATGCTAAGAATCAAGCGAAGTGGAAAGCTGCTACTGAATATTGTAAAGATAGATTATTTCAATTTAAAATCTTAACAGAGGACAATTTAGGTGTATGAGTAGGTTACAACCTATAGTAGATGAACTTATCGGTTTGGAACAACCAGAAGATATTTTCACTAAGCTTATGGAAGTTCTAGATAATCTGGAAATTATTCCAGAAGGAGGAAAATTCTATACTTTTATATACAAAGCAAAGACACCAAACATAAGATATGATGAGTTTCCACTAATTGCCTGCACTAGTGTAGATAAATGGGGATTCACCGGATTTAACTTTCATTGGAATCTAACAAGAAACTATACTTGGGAAGAATGCCAAAGTCAGTTATATGTTATTGAGGCTAATGAACTTGAAGATGCCAGATCTTTATCATATGCAAAATTCAAAATGTCCACATAAATAACTAATAAAAAAACGGATGGCTCATCCACAACTGCTTAGATATCCTCTCGATATTATAGACTCCACAACAGACTATATGTTTTTGGAGGTTATGGAATATGTGCCTTCGGGACTACCTAGTTTTGCACCAGGTAGTGGTAGAAGAAAACCAGGAACAGGAAGTAGTGTTTTTGATTCGGCAGGCACGAAAGCAAAACAAAGTATTATCTTACCAATACCAAATTCTATCGCATCAGTAAACAGAACTGGTTGGGGAGAAAGTAGAATATCTGCACTTGCTGGTGCAGGACTCAAGGCAGCAGGACTAGTAGTTGATGCAGCTACAGGTAAGCTTGGAGATACTGGTGTGCTTGGATCCACACGAGATTTTGCTGAAAACGAAGCTTCAGGGTTGGCCCAGGGCAGAGGTGCTGGATTTGATCTGTATAGAAAATATTTTAAAACACAAGCTCAGAGAGCGATTGTTAATTCACTTGCAGGAACTTCGATTGGATTAAATGATGTCCTTGGTAGACAAGCTGGTCAGATTGTAAATCAAAATGTAGAACTACTGTTTAATAGTGTATCTATTAGACCTTTTGGATTCAACTGGGATTTAACTCCTAGAAATATAAAAGAATCACAATCAGTTCTACAAATTATAAGAAGTCTTAAAAGGGCATCTGCAGCAAAGAGAGAAAAAGGTAAGAACGCATTCTTACAGGCACCAGATGTTTTTAGACTTAGCTATAAAAAAGGAACTGAGAATCAAAAATATCTGAATAAATTTAAATTATGTGCTCTAACAAGTGTTGGAGTAGATTACACTGGTTCTGGTGTTCACGCAACATATAATGATGGAACACCGATTCATTATAGATTGAATTTATCATTTACTGAGCTTGAACCAGTATATGCCGAAGATTATAACGACAACAAAGATGAGGCAGGATTCTAATGGCTAATAACTCATACTTCAATCTTTTACCAAACTTCCAATACATCAACCCCAATCAAGTTGGTGGTAAAAAGGAGCAATATGTAGAGGTAAAGAACCTTTTTACACGGATGAAGCTCAGAGATTCTGTTTCTGATTTTGCCACTGCCCTTACAAAATATGATATTGGTGAAAATCAGCGACCTGATGATGTTTCTAATGAATTATATGGTGACCCAAATTATGATTGGGTAGTTCTAGTAACTTCTAATATCATCAATGTTAGAGACGAATGGCCACTATCATCTAGACAATTATATGATATCATGTATGACAAGTATGAGGAAAATCTAAATTCTACTCGTCACTATGAAACAAAAGAAACAAGAGATTCTCAAGAAAGACTTTTAATTCCTGGTGGTCAGGTTGTTGATTCTACATTTAGGATTGCAAATCCAGACTCTCCTGGTCAAGAGATTAACCCAACTGTTGGAGTTTCTAATTGGCTAGTAGAAGTAAGAAAAAACAATAAAAAACGAACGATAAAAGTACTCAGAAGAGAATACTTAACACCGTTCGTTAATGAGTTTA